ATGACAATTATAGATAGACTTGATAAAATTCATCCGGACTTGATTGCTGCATTCTTGAGTACCGGACAATGTGACGGTATCCCGGAAGATGTAAAGCTTTTTTTGAAGCAAATCCAATGGGCTGCAGAGATATACGAATACGAGAGGAATATCAGCAGGGCAGCCCGTCAGCTTCGTATTAGGATACTTGCACAGCAGAAAATCAGTCTTGACGAACGTACATGCAGGGCAAGAATATATGCTGCCATCAATTATTTCAACATCGATAACAATGTATCCATCAAGGTATGGGAAGACAACTTCGCAGATAAATATGAGGACTTGGCCAAGCTTTCTGCTATGCGTGGCGACTATAAGACACAGAAAGAATGCTATAAGGAAGCACTCGAATGTAGAAGACGTGCATCACAAATAGCCGAAGCCACAACTAACATGGGCATCGTGTTCCTTTTTTCTAAGGAACTTACTGCAGAGGAACTTGGATATACCTCAGAGAACCTCAAAAAGATTGCAGCCAAGTATAATGAAGGATTTTATCACAAACTTATATCTGACCTTCCACTTGAGAAGGATGATAAGAAACGTTTGCTCAGGGATGCAGATATTCAAGAAGCAGAAATTGTAGAAGAACTTACGGAGGAATAGTTATGGAAAATGAAGAACTTGATAAAGTAGCAGCCGAGATAGAACGCTCGTACATGAACAGAATGCAGCTCTTAGCCAACATAGTGGACCCGAATACCCTCATAGTAGAGGGAGCCAGAGCTGTTGGTAAGACAACAGAGGTCACAACAAACCGTATGATAAGGGTAGGCGATTCGATGCCTGGTGAATGCAGCTTTGTCGTACATAAAACATACGTAGCTTTGCTTACAAATGTCTGGCCGAACATTCAGGCATCATTCGCCAAACAGGTCACCGTAAACGGACACATAAGGCCGATGCTCCAGGAAGGCATTGATTACGTGGCCGGAGAAAGCAAATTGCCTACACATTTCCGTATGCCCAGGCGACCGATATCATACCCCAAACATTCTATTGTATTCCGTAACGGCCATCACTTCCAGCTTGTAAGTTCCGACCAGCCTGAATCAGTAGCCGGTCAGAGTGGTGTTCATGCATTCGTGGAAGAAATGAAACACAATGACGGGGAAAAACTTAAGACACGACTTTTCCCTTCATTGCGTGGATCATCGGCAGAAATACGTAGATCCCCCTATTACCAGGGATGGACAGGTGTCTCCGATACTGCCAGAGTAGACTTGAATGAAGATGACTGGTTCGAATCTTATGAGGAAAATGTGAACCGTCAGCTTATCAACGAAATCATAACTGTAGCACTCCATGTAAACGAAGCACTCTTTACCAAGCATGACAGTATCTTCAAGCAAAAGCACACAACCAATCCCGTCACTCTTGAGAAATTACGTCTGGATATAGAGAAAGCGGACAGAAGGCTGGCCATCTGGCAGCCAAGGTTGGCAGATATGCGTAGAAATGCAACTTTATATATCAGAGCCAGTTCTTTTGCAAATAAGGATATTCTGGGACCGAAATTCTTCAAAACGCAGATGGAAACCCTTGACATAGACGAATTTCTGACAGCAATTTGTGCTGTACGCAGAAAGGCTGTTGTTAATAAGTTTTTCGTTAACTTTAATAAGTCAAAGCACTGCTTTTCAGATAGTTATATTTATGATAGTATTTTGAAGTTAGATTTGAAAGAACACTTTATCTTGACAGCCAGGTACTTAAAGCATTTCAATAAACGTGACACTCTGTATCTTGGCTATGATCCCGGACACTTCTCGAGCATTGTAGTCGGCCAAGAAAAGAACTATGGCCGTCAGTTCCGTATCATAAAAGAGTTTTATTGCTGTTATCCGGATGAGCAGCCCGAACTGGCCCGACAGATATGGGAGTTCTTCGGTTCCGATTCTTTGAGCAAGCACATAGTTCTTTATCCCGACCGTGCCGGAAACAAGACACGCGAGGAACTTGAGCAGGTAGGAACAGACAGCCGTGCTATGAAGAAGGAACTTGAAAACTATGGCTTTACCGTTGAGTTGATGAACGAAGGGCAGGGAACCATCTATCACTGGCAGCAGTTCAAACTTATGGCAATGATAATGTCAGGCAGGAGTAACGTATTACCGGAGCTTCTCATAGATGAAAACGAATGTCCGAACCTTGTGAGTGCTATTCCTCTCTCTCCACTCAAGAAAACCAATGGCAAAATAGAACTTGACAAAACAAGTGAAAAGAAAGTCCCTTTGAAACGACAGGCCGGTTTAACTACCCAGATTCCTTCAGCTTTGATTTATCTTTTATACGGCAAATATGGTGATTCTATTAAGTCTGAATTATCTAATTATCCCGATAATCTGTTGGATAATGTCGTAACAAGCTAATTTTTTGAAATATGATTATTGGTATTAGCGCAATAATCTATATCGTTTACCATCGTATTAATGTGTATTTATTTGACAGTCAGCTTTTAGCCATACCGACAACAGACAGTAGAAATTTTTATACCGCCCGGACCAACACGCCCCGCTAAGAATCCGGTATGCCCGGCACCAATCCAGAAAATCGGGAAATATGATTTGGTCCTTTCTGTACCCCGTTTTGCAGCCTAAATTTGAGTATGAAAACGATAGATGAATCCACTACTATATCGGGTCCGATTGCAATGCAATGGGCAAAAGAAATATCAAAGCTTCCGGATGGTTGCTTTACGGTAGCCTTCTTTCCCTGTTCTAGGAATAGAGGTATAGCAAGCAATAAGCTGACGGTTAAGGAAGGCTGCAAATGGCGTACTCAATTACCTCAAGAGAAGTTCAGTGTAGAGGGTGAGAACTTGTTTTTGTTTACGGATGGGGATGGAGAACCACGAATGTGTTATAAGATACTTATCCGTTATATGGCATTTCCTAACGATGGGTATATACTACATAAAATAAACTGGTTATGAATGAACAGATGGATATGTATGGGAACTTTGGTGTGTTTATCAATGAAGGCACATCCTATTCCTTTCAGGTAGGATCACAGGCTTCTATGCCAGCACTTGATCCGGACTTCCAACTACCTTCCTCTCTGCTAACCTTAACAGAGCAGCCACATTGGATGAGTATTAACGGATATCATATACTCAGCAGAGGATGGAATGACCTTAAATGTCTGGAGGTTGCAAGTGATATCAAGAAGAACAGATTGTTGCCAAGACTTATTACAAAGCAGTGTGATATGCTGTATGGCAATGGCCCGGCTGTATATAAGATGGGACTTGTAAACGGCAAAATCAAGCGTGTCTGGCAGGAAGTTCCGGAGATAAAGGCATGGCTTGACAGTTGGGAGGATAACGGTATAGTCCAAGGACCTAAGGATTTTGCCAAAGCATGTATCAAGAATTTCTATTATTTCAGGGATTTCTTTTGCAAATTCCGCTTTTCTGTAGGAAAAGGTATAATCCCTGGTGTATTGCCCATTGCAGGTATAGAGGCCATGGAAAACAACCATTGCCGGCTTGCCACACTCAAGAAGGATGTGGCATATTCACTGGTTACAGACCGGGATTTCACAGCGGTTGCAGTAGGCCGTTTTGCATACGGTATTTCCAGCAGTTTCAGCATATACCCAAAGTTCAGGCTGAACGATGTGGCAAGATATAATTTTGCAGCTATCAGTCATCATCGTGAGAAGTCTGTAAACGAGTTTTATGGCCAAAATGAGACTCATGAAGGAACCCGTGAATACATAAAAGGCAGTAACACCATTGCCAGATATATAAACTCATTCCTGAATAATGCTTTGGCTGCAAAAGTGCATATTATTATTCCTGATGCCTGGGTTCAGAGTAAACGAATTCAGATACAGCGGCTTTGTGACGATAATAAACGACGTAATCAGAAGAATCTTCCTTTACATCAATTTGCCGGTATCGATATAGGTACAGAGTTTGAAGAAGCTTTAGTCCTTCAGTATATAAGTCTGAAATTGCGTGAAGTGACCAATTTCCTTTCGGGTGCAGATAACCAGGGAAAAACCTATGCAACATACAGCTTTAAGTCTGCAAACGGTATCGAAGAATGGCAGTTCCAGACGCTAGACCTGAAATACAAGGAATATATCGAGTCGCTTATTGCATACGATAAGCGGGCAGATGAAGTCCTGTTATCTTCTGTAGGCCTGGATTCAAGTATATCATCCGTCAGCAAGGATGGTGTAATCAGTAAGTCTGGTTCCGATTCTTATTATAATTACCTCATATACCTTATGCAGCTTAATCCGGAAGATGAGATATGTTGTGAGCCATTCAATTGGGCAATTAAGGTCAATTTTCCGCACCTGTACGAGCAAGGATACCGAATCGGTTTCTACCGTGAAGTTCCGGCCAGACAAGAAGAATTATCCCCGTCAAATCGATTAAATAATCAGCAGCCATGATATTAGAAGAATTATTTACCGATGTGGCTACATTAAGAGAATATGTGCCATTCATGGACAGTAATATTGCGTTTTCCGAACTTGGAAGTAGTGCTAAATCGGCCAAGAAGCAGATTTGTGTTATAATCACTCCAGAAGTATATTCTGCAATTATTGTGAAGGGAAATGGGGGTATATTCGAGGAATTGCGTACTGCAGTAGCCAATCTTACTCTTGCCAAGCAGGTGGTGTTTGATGCTATAAATCGCAGGAAGCAGGAAATCGATATTTACAAGCATGAGCAGGAATCAATGCGTAGAGCTTATATTGAGAATTATTATAATTCTATGGACAGCCTTGTTCAGGAACTTGAAAAGTCTGATATTGAATCCTGGAAAGAAACGCGCTATAAAAAGATACTTGAATCATTGCGCATAAAGACAGCACCTGAATTCGATGAATTATATCCGATAGACGGGTCATATCTTTTCTTTTTCCGGATTATTCCATTTCAGCGTGAAGCACTTGAGGATTATATGAACGGTTATTACTCAAGAGTTTCAGACGATGATGAAAGTAAGAACAGTATTTATCGGAAACTTGACAGATGTCTTGCCATGTATACTGTCTCCAAATCTTTACGCCAGTTTGATATTATAGAATTTCCATCAACAATTCGCAGTCTCTTTGATGACTCTACAGCTTCCAGAACTGGTTCAGATGAGCAAAATAGAATCTTGATATTATCGGAACAGTTGAAAAATGAAGCTGACCAATTATTAAGAGATATAGATACCATATTGTCCAATTCAGAGGGTGGAAATGTAAGTACAGAAGAATCTTATTTGCTGCCTTCGGATAAATTCTATTTAATGCCATGAGTTTGATGGATGATTACATACGCATTCAATATGGGGATCAGATGTATCGGATTCCTAATCGCTGGGAGTTGATAAGTAATGATTATAATTACCAGCAATTGGTCAAAGATATTCTTTTGATGTCAGAAGGCAAGCTGTCTCCTGCAATGGTACGAATAAACTATATATGCCGTTATTTCGGATGGAACTATAAAAAAATTAAAGATGAAGATGCATTTGCCAATTTGGTGATGCTTGCAGAACAGGTGACGTTCATATTCCAAATATCCTACCCGAATAATGATGAAGCATTACAGGGCTTGGACGATTATTCATACAGCTTGTGCAAAAGGATTCCACCCGAAAGACTTTCTGGTATAACCCTGGCAAAAGTCTTAAAGCGACTTGATTATAGATTCACGCTTGATTTGTGCTTTTGCCGTCAGTTTATGCCATATCTTACAGTTGATGGAAAGCATTATACAGGCTATACCATATCTACTAGTTTTGATACACTGAGCACATCACTTACTGCTTTGCAGTTCATTGAGGCACGTCAGCTTGTCAATCAAGGAGAAAAGATGTTGCCTTTGATGGCAGCCATCCTTTACCATCCTTTTCCATATACTTCGGAATCGGCTCACAAACGAGCTGAATCTTTTAAGGCAGTTCCTCGATACAAGCTCTATGCCATATCATTAAATTTTCAGGCATTTGTGAACTTCCTTTTTACGAAAACTAGATACAGTATTCTCACAGCAGGCCGTGAAATAAAAAGTTCAGCCATTTCTACGGGGGCTCTGGAATCATTATACAGCTTGTCAGCGGATGGTTATGGGGATGTAACTCAGGTAGAGAGGATGGGACTGCTCCAATATCTTACAATACTTCGCAAAAAGGTAATTGAAAGTGTGCGTTCCTTGAATGCTGCAAAAATGGAATTGGTGGATATAGAGAAGGAAACAGGACTTCCATTGTCTATCATTAAACAGGTTATACTATGATTATCATTGATTTATTGAAATTCTTTTCGTGCATACCTGATAGAAAGGGAGTGAACGACATCTTTTTAAATGGGCGTAGTAAATTACCCGGATATACGGAGCTGAAGGATTATATCTATCAACTGCCGGAACCTGTGATTCCAGACATTAAGTATCTGGTGTTTGGCCAAAGCCTGGAAGCTGTCAAGCGTAGGGTAGACAAAGTTTCTGGAGTTTATTTGTTTGTTGATTTTGGGGAGTTTTCATCGGATCGCAATTCGAATAACTCAATAGAAGATACCCAGCGTCTTGCCGTTACGGTTGCAATGAAAGTTTCCAATTCAGTCGATATTATTGAAGAAGTGCTTGTGAGTGATAATACACTTGATTTGCTCAACCATGTAAGGGCATTTATGCTTGCCTATAAAGACAAATGCCCATGGATTGATATGTTGTCAAGAAAGCACAGTATAGTGCCCTTCGAGTCCAAAGAACTGAATTCCATCGGATGGACATTGATGTTCGATGTTTCGGCTTCCGATTGGTTCAACTTGAAAGAGAAAAGTATGTCCTATGCAAAGCAGCGGCTGTAACTTAATTTTGAGCTGAAACAGAATTTAAACTCTAAATATGTTATGATTATGAAGAAAAAACTGATTGTTTTCGTTGTTGCTGTAGCTGTAGTTATCGGATTGTTGGCTTATTATCAGTATGTCCCATTTTGGGCAAGTATTGTTTCAACGGGAGCATTTGCTGCAGGAATCATCCTCGGATGGATGGCAAAGTGTTGGTCCGATAAACATGTAGTGTGATATGGAGAAGTACGTAGGTTTTATTACACAGGACATTAGAAGTGGAGTTATAATCATCTTTACATGTATGGTTCTGATTGCACTTGCTTGTATGTGGGACATGTGGACTGGCATTGATGCAGCCAGGGTAAATAAAGAAAAGATTAGGAGTAGACCGCTTCGAAAGACTGGTGCCAAGATAGTAGACTACTTCAGGTTGGTGTTTTACTTTGTGTTTATTGATATTCTCGGATTGTGTTTTCCATGGTATAACTTGCCATACGGTGCAGTTATAGGTACATTAGGTGTACTGATAATTGAGGGAGTATCTGTAGTTGAAAATTTGAAAAAAAAGAAAAGTCATGCTGCTGAAGTCGCTGATATGGCATCAAAGATTGTAGAGTGTCTGTCTCCAGAAGAAGCTCAAAAACTTATTAAAATAATTAAGGAGGAAAAAAAGAATGAATAGTTTACCTAGAGGATTGAGAAATTGTAATCCAGGAAATATCCGTATTACCAAAGATAAATGGCAAGGATTACGTGAAGTGCAGACTGACAAAAGTTTTTTTCAGTTTACCGAAATGCGTTGGGGATACCGTGCTTTGCTCCGTACCCTTCAGAACTACCGAGAAATACATAACTGCCAGACCATTGCAGACTTCATTAAACGATGGGCTCCACCTGTAGAGAACAACACTAGTGGATATATCAGTAGCGTTTGCTCTGAAATACAGGTACCTTCTACATTCGTTCCGGATGTGAACGATAAGGATACGATGTGCGCTTTTGCTGCAGCTATTTCACAGGTTGAGAACGGTGTCCCTGCTGTGATGGAAGATGTAGTTGCTGGATGGGAACTTTTATAAGATAGAATTATGAAGAATCTGCTTTACATATTAGCGGCTGCACTTGCTTTCGGATTAGGCTGGTGCGGCCATTCTTCTTTATCGGACAGACTGATAAGGTATGACACGATTGTAAGTGATCCTATTGTAGTCACAAAAGTTAAGGTTGATACACAGTACATACTATCTCCATTCCCTTATCTTGCGTGGATTGATAATACAGATACAATTAGAACGGACAGTTGTGCACATCTGCGTGAATATAAGGAATATCAGGATAGCAACTACTACGCTAAGATAAGTGGAGTTGCACCAAGACTTGATGAACTTCGGGTTTATCCTAAGACGATATACGAAACTCAATATATTTATCGTGATATTGTGAGCAACCCTAAACGATTGGGGATAGGACTGTCTGCTGGATATGGTGTTGGAAAGAATGGTTTTACTCCGATTATAGGTATTACTGTTAATTACAATTTGTTTCAGTTTTGATATACGATAATAATGTCCTGATTATGTACAATTTTTCTTTTTATATATATTCGTGATATCGAGCTTTTTTATAAGTTTGCAAAAATATTACGACTATGGACAGATTTGAATTATTTAATAAATACAGGGATAAATTACCGTTTGCATATAATGAGGCACAAGGATTCAGAAGCTCTATAAGACAAATCTTAGAAGATTTTAATGCAGATATAACTAATATGGATGCTGCTGAAAAATTAAAAATATTAGACTCTGATGATATAGTAAATTTGAAAAAATACATAAGTGGAATAAATGAAATAATTGATTTATTGTATGAAGGTCTACATTCGAAAGCTTTTGATAAATTAAGAGATCTGATGGAGAATGAAGGTATGTTTACTCCTGTAAAAAAAGAGCTTAGTGGTTCTGATGATAGGATATTTTACAGAATGCGTGTATTTGAAAATCGTAATCATGTAGACTATAAAGAAATGTTTCATATTCCATTAAACATGCGTGGAATAATTAAAACACAAAGATATAGTTTTCCCGGTTATCCTTGTCTATATTTAGGAACTAGTATAAATGCTTGTTGGGAGGAATTGCATAGACCACTTTTAAGTAATAGTATGGTTTCTTTATTGGAGTTACAAAAACAAGTAGGGTTTATAAGTTTGGTTTTACCAAATATAAAAGAAATTCAAGAATCTATCAATGAAAAAAAATGTTCTGAGAATAAACTGAGAAAATTCTTTTTAGGTTATCCGCTTCTAATATCTTGTTATGCAAAAGTAAATAACTATTCAAATACATATAAACCTGAGTATCTTATACCTCAACTATTGACAGAATATATAATCAGCCGAAATAAGGAAAGGAAAGCGAATAGGATATATGGAATATTATATACTTCATCTCATATTAATAATGACCTTAATTTCTCTGATAAAGAGTTTATAAATTGGGCGATACCTGTTCTAGATCCGTTGTCTGACTCTAATTATTGTCCAATATTATGTGATACATTCAAAATTACTAATCCTACATGTGAAGAATTTGAACAGATAAAAGTAGGAAACTTGAACTTAGTATCAGGTTCATATACTTCTAATTACGAGCAATCTTCTTTTTTTCGCTTAGAGAGAAGTTTGAAGGAATGTGAGTTATTTAAAATAGAAAGTTGATTTTAATTAATAGAAGCCCTAGCAAGATAAACTGATAGGGCTTCTGATTAGTTTACGAACATATCATAAAAATTTCAGTTCGTATGGTCCAAGAATTGAGTTATTGAACATATACAGTTCAACCTCTTTTTGGGCTTTTTCTTTTATCTCTTGATAAGATCCCCCCTCGATTAGCTCTTTAGGCTCTATTTGGTATATTTTCGAATTAGCCTTAAAGGTAATCAGTGCTAATTCCAATTTGAAAAAATCGTTCATTATTTCTGTATTTAAAATTTCTCAGCAAAATTACTGATTGTCCAAAAGTATAAACTTCGCATATTAGAGTGAAGGATTCTTTCTGCGAATCATTATAGTAGTATAATGATTTTTTTTCGTGTGTCAATATTTTACTTATATTTTTTTATAAGCTAAACAAAGCTAACCGCTTGATAATAAAGCAAGTACTACTACTTTATGTGAGTTTATAGTGTTACCTTAGCTGTACAATATAAAGGTAAACAATTATGAATGAACAGATTACAGCAATATTATCACAGACAACAACAAAAACAAGAAAGATTGAACAACTTCTTCAGCTTGGGTTAACAAGACGCCAGGTGGCCGATTTGGTAACAAATGGGAATTACGGATTTGTACAGAACGTGTACAAGAAAATGCTGGAAAGAGCTGGACAAAACATCCCAACAAGCACTCAGCTTGATTATTCTTTTACACGTAAGTTTGGAATAGAAATCGAAGCATATAATTGCACCAGAGAGAAGTTGGCCAGCGAATTTAGAGCAGCCGGCATTGATGTTGCAGTTGAAGGATACAACCACACTACTCGAAACCATTGGAAACTGGTTACAGATGCCAGTCTTACCGGAAACAATACTTTCGAATTGGTAAGCCCGGTTCTTGAAGGTGAAGCCGGATTGAAAGAACTTGAAAAAGTCTGTTGGGTGCTTGAATTTTGCGATGTAAAGGTTAACGACAGTTGTGGATTGCACATCCACATGGATGCAGCCGATTTCGACCTTCAGACATGGAAGAACCTCGCCTTGAGTTACAAACACCTTGAAAGGGTTATAGATTCCTTTATGCCGCAATCCAGAAGACAGAATTATTATTGTAAAGGCTTGAGTTCCATTTCAGCTGTAGATATTCAGGCTGCACAAAGCATTAACGACTTGCAAGCAGCATTTGGAAACAACCGATATCGCAAGGTTAACCTCGAAGCCTACGCAAGACACAGAACGGTTGAGTTCCGCCAGCATTCCGGTACCACAAACTTCACAAAGATGGAAAATTGGGTACGCTTTTTGAACGGATTGATTACCTTTGCGAAAGCAGGAATTGCCGGAACCACAAGCCTTGATAACATTCCTTTCCTTGATGAGAAACAGAAACTATTTTATAAACTCAGAACTAAAAAATTGGCAAGATGATAAAGACTTATAACCTGCTGGATGGTGGTACAATTACCGCCACCAGCCCAGAAGATTTCGTTACTCAGCTCCGTGAGGGCAGCCGTTTTGATAGTGAATGCACTAATCAGGAGTTCATGCAGAACTTTGCTAGCAGGTATCGGGAACTGCATGGTTTGGATATAGAAACAAGTTCTTTTGAATCGTTTGTAAATTCTCTCACTTCTACTGGATATATTCTGTAATTTATAGTTTATTGTTATAAAGCCTTTGCATTTTCTTAATGCGAAGGCTTATTTTGTAATGTAGAGATTGCAAAATGAGGTGTATTCAATATTTATAACCTCTGTTTAATGAGTTTATTTAAACAATATGTTGTATAAAATATAGTCTAATATTTGAACTCAACTTAAAAAATCAGACATTTGCGCAAAAGTTTCACTTTAGAAAGTATATTCATTTGTATGGCAATTGGTTTTTTAGAAAAATATAAAATCAAGTTACTTAGTTTTGAGTATCTTTTGTATCAATTCATGTTATGGTATGAAGATGATCAGAAGATTACAGATTCTTCACATAGTAAATTCTTAAGTGAATTTTCTCGTTTGAAGGTTCTTAAACTATTGTTCCTTGTTGCAGCTATTCAGGACGATCAAAAAAATGACTTATTGTCTGTTTTTGATAAGTTTTATGCCATGCAACATGGACCTGTAGAAAGTGATATATATAATGCAATGGTTAAAGATGATTTTACTTTCTTTAGATTTAAAGATAGGAAAACTACATTTAAGCCAGATTCTACTTTCAATTTTGATTCAATAGAAAAGAATAATCTAGATAGAGCTGTTGATTTACTGAAAGAAAAAAATCCCAAAATAGTTTCATATTCTGCAATGGATTTAGTTGAGATAACTCATAAATGGATTTCTTGGAAAAGTTCTTATATGGTTGCTCAAATGCTAGGTAAAGGAAGCCAGTTAATGCCTTCAAATTTAATAAAAAATGATAATAAATTCTTTGCATTATGAGCTCCATAGCAGATTGCATTAATGAATATAGAAATAAATTCGAGGAAGATTGGATATGTAATATTTCATGGTCGGAGAATCCTGACGGTGATTTACCTATTCATATAGCCAAGATTATGGAGTATTCTGCGTTTTGTTTTCGTATATTGTCTATATCAATGTTGTCTGGTGAATATGTCAATGACAAGCAATCTGTTAGAAGGGAACTAAATGAGTTTATAAGTTTAATAACTAATCATGAATATATTTCAGAAGGGACAGCTTACGAAAAACTATTATCGGAAAATTTTAATAACCTTGATAGAAGCATTGTAAAGTGTCTTGAATTGTATAGTTATCTTATTTGTGTATATGATAATAAATATGAAGGAGAAAGTATAAGTTCATTCTTTATCTCACATGAAGATATTTATACATCTTCGATGATTGGACAATTAAAATATTTTGCAGAATTTGTTCAGCCTATATGTAAAATCGAATATAACCTTTCGTATAAGGATAGCCTTATATCTGATTTATTCTATATGAGTAAATCCTTATCCGGAAATAATGATATACCTGGTGATATAAAGACGATTTTAATAGATAAGGTTTCTTTTCTATTGTTCAAACTTCAGCATGTAAAGGACAATAGAACAATTGTTTATTATGATTCCATCCGTATTGAAATAAGAAATGAAGATTTTAATTCAGAGAAATTGGAAGAATTAAAAAATAAGTTTAATCACTTATTCAATGAGAATGAATTAAATAACTTTATTGCGAATAATTTTTCTTCTTTAGAGTATAGATTAAATAATGATTCTGGAAATATTTCGGTTTCTGATATGATAACTTTAACAAAATGTTATCAGAAGCTTTCAGGAAGAGAAGATAAAATACAAAAGGTTATTGATTTATTCCAAACGACACCCGTAGGTACATCTCGCTATGATATATACTCGTATAATGTCTTAAAAAACTATTTCTACAATAGTTTGTTTTCTGAAGAATTAAAAGGAAATTCTATAGATTTAGAAGATTTTTTTAATGATTACCATTATATACTGAGTATTCAGAGAGAGACTGATATCAAAAATTTTCATCCTCATCTTAAGGCTTTAGAGTATATTAAACGAAGAATATCTGAAGTTATAAATAGTGAAGATTTTTCTTCATATGACATTCTGTTTAATCAATTTGCTCAGGTTCTAAATATTTTTAAAAACAGTATAGATTGGTGTTCACGCCGAGCTTTTTATGCATTTCAATTGTCTTATAATGATTCATTGATAACTTACGATGGCGGAATATCAGTTTTTTATCCATCATCTTTTTCTAGGCCGTTAAGATACGATAAGCTTAGGGAGCAGCTATCGGAATTTGAACGGGATTATGATATTTTTTGTGCTCAAAAAGAATTGATAACAGAGAGGATTAATATATCTCAAATAAAAACGGATGTTGAGAATGCAAAAAAAATGATAGTTGAAACGAAAAAAGATTCTGTTAAAATACTTGGCGCTTTTACTACTGTTGTTACTTTTCTATTTGGCTCTATAGATGTTTTTGCTAAAACAAAAGATTTTAAAGAGACACTTTTGGCTAGTTTGGGCCTTGGTATGGTGTTATATCTGTTTTGTACAATAATATATTATTTTGTAGCAACTGAAGAAGATTATGAGCAAAGACCAGTTCGTTCTCATTTCATATTTTGGAGTATGGTACTGGCTTTATTTATTATAGTTATTTTCTTTGTTAGTCTTAAATGATAGTCCTTAGCTTGTAAAAAGAAGTTCGCGCATCCTCTTTTTTTATTACAATAAATTTAGTCTAAAAATTAAACTCAATATCATAATAATTATCTTTGTATAACAACATACAATTTAAATAACGATGAAAAAGAAAAATTTCCTTTTGATTATAGGTAATGGATTTGATTTGGATTTAGGTCTTAGAACTAAATATAAAGACTTTATAGACAGCAATATATACGATGAATATACTAAAAGAATACAAGAAAGATATTCTTTTAAAATGAATTATGATATTGAATCTGATGAGGAAATAAATATCTTTTCCTATTTTAAATCTGTTCTGAAAATCCAGAACTGGATTGATTTGGAAATGGAAATAGGTAATTTGGCTACAAGAAAATATTTCGATATAGATCCAGAAACAGGTACTCCCATAAGAGTTCTTATGAAATCTTCTAGTGCTATGATGGACTCTTTTAATGCTCTCCGTGAGTGTTTAAACAAATATATTTCTCATGTTGATATTCCATGGGGACGGCGTAGTTATGCTTCTGAGTTGTTAAATATTATTGCCAGTGAATCTCGTGATAATGTGCAAATAGTGAATTTTAATTATACAAATCTGAAAGATTATACAGGGATTGATATTAAAGTTCCGATACATCATATACATGGTACTATAACTTCGGGGCATGAGACAAATATAATTCTAGGTGTTCAGGATGATATTGAGGTCGACAAAAGTTATTCTTATGTGATAAAATCACATAGCCCATTTTATCGTTCTTCGCGGATTATAGATTTGCTAGAAGAAGCAGATGAAGTGATCTTTTTTGGCCATTCATTAGGTGAGACTGATTATCCATACTTCTCTGAATTCTTTCAATCACAATGTAAGAGAATACCTCTTGATATGAGGAAAAAAATACGAATATTTACATTTGATGAAAGCTCCAGACTTGATATACTTTATCAACTTAGAATAATGAATAACAAGCAGACAAGAATGTTTTTTGAAAATTCAGACTTTGCTTTGTATCGTACCAAAGATAAGATGGATGATAAAGAAATTCAGATTTACTTTAGTGAGTTGAAACGGGATTTATCTGTATAAAATTGAAAACATATAAAACTTATTCCTATGGACTTTAAAGATAATATTAAACAACTGTCTGAACGAGTGATAAAACTGAAGGATAGCATTCAGACAGAAGAAGCTACAAAGAATGCGTTTATCATGCCATTTATTAATGCTTTAGGGTATGATGTATTTAATCCCCTTGAAGTTGTTCCGGAGATGACATGTGACATCGCAATGAAGAAGGGAGAAAAAATTGATTATGCCATAATGAAGGATGGTGAACCAATTCTTTTGATTGAGTGTAAGCACTGGGCACAAGACCTCAAACTGCACGATAATCAGCTGATGCGATACTTTAATGTCTCTAAAGCAAAGTTTGGTCTACTGACCAATGGTATAATATATCGCTTTTATACTGATCTGCTAGAGCCAAACAAGATGGATGACAAACCTTTCCTTGAAGTAGACATTACAGATATAAAAGACTCCCAAATTGAGGAAATCAAGAAATTCCACAAATCATATTTTGATGTAGATAATATCCTAAGTTCTGCCAGTGAGTTGAAATATATGGGTGAACTGAAGGCGGTTCTTGCAAGGGAATTTTCAAATCCTTCTCCGGAATTTGTTAAGTATATATCTAAGCAGGTTTACGATGGCGTTATGACTGCAAAATTACTTGAGCAGTTTACTTCACTTACAAAAAGGTCTATCTCTGGATATATCAATGAGATAATTTCAGACAGACTCAAATCTGCATTCAAGACAGAAGCCGATATTGAACAGAAAGAACAGGTTCCTGTAACACAAAAGCCAGTTGAAGCGAACGAACAGCCGACTGATGAGAATAAGATAGTAACTACTGAAGAAGAGATAGAAAGTTATCTGATTGTGAAGTCCATCCTTCGACCATTTGTTGATATTTCAAGAGTGGTTTATAGAGACGCTCAGACATATTTTGCAATCCTGCTTGACGACAATAACAGAAAGCCTATATGTAGAATGTATTTTAATGCTGTTTCTAAAAAATATATTGCAACATTCGATGAGAATAAGAAAGAAACTAAGCACGAAATTAAATCTCTTGATGATATATATAACTTCACAGAAGAGCTTAAAAATACAGTTCTTTCATATGATAAGTAACTGAAATCAAAACGCCTTGTCATTCAAAACCGAATGACAAGGCGTTTTTGAGATTTACCGTTTTGACGGTATTTTTAGATTAGATATTCTGCAAAATAAGATCTGCATCAATATGCAAATCTGTGTAAAGCTTTTTAGCGAGCGCAGCAGAAATCTTTCTTTTTCCATTCATGATTTGGCTAAATACAGATTCATTCAGTCCCAAAGCAGCTGCTGCATCTTTTCTCTTCATGTCTTTAGAATAGAAGTAATCTTCAATAGCCTTAATTAGAGGGTTTTTTACTTTTAGAGGAAGAATATTCAAGTATTCATCCTCATAGTCTGCGCTTAATTTTGCCAAGCGGGCAATTTCACGAATGTATTCGTTATCCGCATTCGGTTCCAACATTCCCTTTTGGGTCGCTTCTTTAATTAATTCGTTAACACGATTACGCACTTCATCATACTGCTCTCGTGTCGTGATACAGTTGACGTTAAATGGTTTCATATTCAATGTTTTAAGTTAGATCCTGTAAGTGAACTGTCCGGAGGGGTTAAATCTCCGAACAGTTTTTAATTTTGTCATACTCGGCATGTGTACCGACAAATCTTAATTCCAAAATTCCTCCGATAAACAGAACCACAGCCACTATCCTAAAATTATTGCCGCTGATGTTGAAAACATATCGGCCATTACCTACATAGTCTGCCGAAGGAAATGTATCTTTCAAATGTTGATGGGTAGTCCATTGTGCTTTTATCACATCTTCCACCCACTTGTTCATTGGTTTCACCGCCCTTGAGTGCCTTTGAACAAAGGCATTTAATAATGTTTTATTTGAAATCTTCATTTCATTTTGTATTTGTGTTACATTTGCAAATGTAGAAACTTATTTCCAATTAAGCAAATAATATTTGCAGAAATGCAAAGAAATTTTTCTCCACGAAAACTTTCCCTTTTTTTCTTTGCTATTCCAAAATAAATCCTCATATTTGCAATGCTCAACATTTGAATCAGGCGACGAAAGCTCGCCCAATAACCTTGCTGCGGGCATTTTTATGTCTGAGGCAAGCCTATTATATCGTATAGTTCCGTCCCGTGTGGAGTGTTAATGCACCCACAGCCTGATTCAGGTGTTGAGCAACGGGGAGCGGAACTTTTTTGTTCCCTCTCCGTATTTAATCAATTTTATTTATTCATTTTAATGCTCAACAAAAATGAAAAAACAAACAACATCTTCTGCCAACCAAGCAGAAATCAGCACATTAGATATGTGGCTGAACAGTGAAAACAAATTATTCACAAATCTATTTGCCGATACAGGCGAATCTATTACCAACAGAAAAATGTTGCTCGATGTGCAGTTACTTCTGTCTTTGGTTGTTCTCCTATCATTCAGTTTCGTTAATCCCTTCATGACTTTAGTATGCCTCGGTTGGTTTGCATCATCCGTTATGCTTGTTAGGCAGTATGATGCAGCCGAAAAGAAAGGAGGCTCCAAATGAATATCAACGGGGTACAACTCAGCAAGAAGGCATTAAAAACTCTTCGGCTGATGCAGTCGAACGATAGTGAGCAGATTGCATTATATTTGTCGGCCATCGATAGATGTGAGGATGTACTTCTCACACCTTCAGGCATTCTTCCGGAGATTTCCGATGCTGATAAGCTCGAAACACTTGCTCTTATGCGTTATTTAAAGAAAGATTTGACAACCTTAATTAGTATTTCCGATGAATAAGAATGAAAACTCAGCTGCTTCCAGCTATATAGAAGCACTTATGCAGACATTTCTTCCTGCATTGTGTGAAGACGAAACCACACATTGGTTTAGTACCGACGAAGTTTACGATGCTATCAAGAAAATATCCCCTGGCGCAGGTATAACCAAAGAAGAAGTCTATGATGCTATGGTTGCTGCCGGATTCCGGTTTCAGTGTCGGCCCGGTGCTTTGGCTTTGGACTTCAAATGGATGCTGAAGATTAAATGATATAACACGCTCTTTTTAAGGCGAAGGCAATGCAAAAGTTGTCCTTCGCCTTTTTTGTTTCCCGATGTATCTTCGCTGAAAACAGATTGGATATGATTACAGAAGATATCATCAAGCAGACGTACATCAAAAGCGTTGTCAACCGTGACAGGGCTGTGATATACAAGACACAGGCAGAAGTGGTACGGGCCTATTTCTATGATACCGGGAACCTGTACAAATCACTCACTTCGGCAAAGCCTATAGACCTGGACGGCAGAATGTTTTGGTTTAAGATACTTCCATACTTGCGGTTTCTGGATATCAGATACAGAGAAGACATGAAGGTTCGTCGTAATTTGGCCCTTTATAACCGTGTAATCTGGGGTGTACTGTATAACGAAACCTTACCGGATATCCGCTATGGATACACACAGGATATCCGTAATGCCATCAAGAAAGACCTGATACGTGCGCTTGAGATAGAGAATTACGATAAGAGTTGGTAACATTAATGTTTAGCGATTATGGCAAAAGGACTTACTGAAGACCAGATTAACTGGATATTATCGGTCGATGCATCCGAAGCACAACAGGAGATACGTAAACTCGTAAAAACGAACCGTGAGCTTGTAAACGTCAATAAGGAAAGGCGTCAGGAGCTTGTAAAGCTGGAGGCAGCCGGCAAGAAAGAAACCGAAGAGTATAAAAATCTTGAAGCAGAAGTAAAGAAAGCCAGCCGGAGTATATCAGAAAACAATATGATTATGGGCGAGCTTGAAAAGAAGCTTGACATTACCGGACTCACCATGGCGCAACTCAAAAAGAAGACTCGCGATCTGCAGCGTCAGCTCGATCAGACGGTGCAGTCTGCCAATCCGGACGAATACCAGGCTTTGCAGAATGAGCTGGACCGCGTGCGTGGCCGTATGGATGAACTGCGAGCTGCAGGTCGTCATGTGCAGAACGAGATGTCTTATACCGAGAAGGCGGTTTCAAAACTGACGGTTGCCATGAAACTTTTTGTGGCTGTTCAGTTATGGCAATACCTGAAGGATATAGGTACACAAGCATACAATACTCGTAAGGAGTTTGCTACATACGAGGCCGTTTTGAAAAATGCAACTGGTTCTACCAAAGCTGCAGCATCGGCCATGAAGATGATACAGACACTTGCTGCCGACACTCCGGCAAGTGTGGCCGAATGGACACAGGCATATATAAAGCTCGTTAATCGTGGTATTACTCCTACAAAAGAAGAACTTATCCAGATGGGTGATATCGCATCTTCCCAGGGTAAGGATATCGACCAGTTCATCGAAGCATTGCTCGATGCTATGACTGGGGAAAACGAACGCTTGAAAGAATTTGGTATCACCGCATCCAAGAATGGAGAAACTACGGCCTTCACTTTCCGTGGAGTTACTACAGAGGTGCAGAATACGGATCAGGCCATCAAGAATTATATCCTGTCTCTTGGAAAGGTACAGGGAGTGCAGGGAGCGATGGCCATACAGATGGAGGAACTTGCCGGACTGGAATCAAATCTTGGCGACCAGATGGATTCTATTTACAATAAAATCGGGAAAAAATTGGAGCCGGCCATTAAGTCTTTTATGGGATGGTTAGGTGGTTCTTTGGGAAAATTATCCTCTTTGTTGGACTCCTCTTCTGATAGTTTTCAAAAACAATATGATAAAGTATTTGCGCTTGAAGAAAAAGTTCCGGATTTGATTGCAAGATATAACGAGCTGACTGCCAAAACAAGTCTCTCTAAGGATGAACAGTCTGAGCTGAATAGTCTTATGAAGGAACTGTCACGTATAATGCCTGGAGCAATTTCTGGTTGGGATGAGTATGGAAATATCTTGTCTATCAGTACCGATAAAATAGACGAATATGTTTCTTCTCAGAAACGATTACTTGCGGCTATGAATGATGAAGAAATTAATGTCACAAAGAAAAAAATGAAGGAGGCCCAGGAAGATATTGCAACTTACCAGAAGCTTCTGAAAGAAGGTGGACAGTGGAAAACGAACCGCAATACCGGTGATATGTTTTTTGTTAAATGGACTCCTGATCAGGTAGCAGAATTTGAAAAAAATATCAAGGAAGCATCAGAAATATACGCTAACCAGCAGGTTTATTTGGATGAGTTAACAGGTAAGTCTATCGAAAAGCGTATGGAGGAACGGAAAAAAGAAGCTCAGATTACAAAAGAACTGAATGCCATGAATAAGGAAACATTGGCTGCTTGGATTGCCGATGAACGCAATGCTGCCAATCAATATATGGAGATCGCTAAAAAAATTTATAACTCCAGATTCCCGGATAAAAAAGGATCGGATGATGATGATAAGAACGATCCTGTAAAGGCTGCACTCGAACAGCAGAAGTTAATCTATCAGCAACAGCAGATAGAACTCAAAAAAAGATACCTTTCCGGAAATGATGAGCAACTCCAGACACAGACTCAGTTCAACAAGGCTATGGAAGAACTGTTGCTTCAGGACTTGAATGCCAGGCTAGCCATATTCGGACTTGAAAAGGATCAGCGTCAGCAGCTGGAGCAGCAGATATTGGACATACGTATCAAGGCGATGGAGGACTTTTATCAGAAAAAGGCAGAACTGGAAAGCCGGGAAACTACACTGAAACGTCAGTCTAATGAAGAAGCAATGGCCCAGAACGACGAGTGGATGTCACAGCAGATGAAAAAACTACAGGACGACCATCAGAAACGTACTGAGATTATACAACAGTCCTTACAGGCGCAGGTTGGGCAGTATCAGGAATATGGTTCCCAGATAGGTAATGCTTTAGGCCAGGTACTTTCCGGACAGGAAAACATGCTGACGGCTTTTGGCAATACTATGGTAGATATCCTTTTTGATGTTTTATCACAGATTATCAACCAGAAAATAGCGGAAGCTACTGCTGTAGCCATAGCAGAACAGGCTAAGGCTGCTGCAATATCGGCCGCACAGCCGGACTCTGTTGCAACTTTCGGTGCTACGGCTGCTGCCCGTACTGCTGTTATAGGTGGATTAATCATGGCTGGACTTACTGCTGCAAAAACAGCTCTTAAAGGCTTGCTCAGTAAAGGTAGTAAAGCAGATTCTATTACCACCAGTTCTGATGGGAATACCTATTACACCCGTGTGCCGGGAAAAGCGTCTGGTGGTTACATCGATGTGACCCGTGCTCAGGATGGCAGGACGTATCATGCCGCTTTGGAACCTTCAATGCGTGGTTTCGTTTCACGGCCTACGGTCATAGTAGGCGAGGGACCTGCAGGAATGTCACGTGAGTGGGTGGCAAGTAACGATGCTGTCCGGAATCCTACAGTTGCTCCTATATTGAGTATTCTCGATGCAGCACAACAGGCAGGAACCATCCGCTCGCTCGATCTGAACAAATACATTCAGGCCCGTAGTCTTATGGGTAAAGCCGAAGGCGGAAACATATCTTCTTCATCTCCTGCAGAAGTTGTTCCTGCTGCATCCCCTGTATGCCCTGATATCGAACTCAAGTTACTCAAGCTCCTCGAGTCCCTCGACAAGAACGGAATACATGCTTACACTTTACTTGATGAATTTGAAAATAAACAGAAACTCAGAAACCGTTCACGTAAAATTGGCTCAAAATGAAAATTATTAATACCGAGTCAGGAAAAGCTTATCAGTTATTCCCTGACACAGAACTCAGTGTAGAACGTACCAATCCTTTTTTTAACGATTATGGCGAGCAGACACTTCCGGTATCATTGCCGGACAGTGAATACAACAGAAGTATAATGAATCAGCCTGATAAGGTTAACCGGAAAAACAAGGTCACATTCCATGATACCTCAATACAGGATGGAGAATACTTTGTTCCATGCCGTCAGGCCATACTTGGTGTCACTCCGGGGGATAAGATTGAGACCTCGTTTTACATGAACGAAGGCTCTTTCTATAGCCGTTTGGAGAATACATATATGAGTGATGTTTTTGGCGAAGAAACAGTTCCTGGTGTGAACAATTTGGACCAGGCTTTGAGTTTTATAAAATCATTGTTTAAAAGTGACAATTCTGAATTTGCCATTTTTCAGGTAGAGATAAGTAATTCTCGGTTCATGAATGTCTATTATAATGGTACTCTCATGGCAGAAACGGAGCAGAAGGAAACTGTAGATGGTAAGGAAATAACAGTTCCACGAGGCTTCTATCTGTCTCCTTTCCTTAAGGCAAACTTCGTGCTGAAAAGAATGTTCTCTTATTTCGGATACACGTTACTCGATAATTTCTTTACCCAGACAGCACAGTTTCGGAATATGGTATTCATAAACAATGTGGCCGATGCCGTGGTTACAGGAAAGATATACTATTCACAGTTGCTGCCCAATGTAACCTGTAAGGAAATCCTGGAGCTGTTTCGCAAGAAGTTTATGTGCGAGTTTATTACAGACGAGGTGGAGAAAACTGTAAGAATCGTTTTGTTCAATGAACTTCTTGCGGAACAGGCCTATTCGGATTATTCTGCTAAGCTTGTCGAGCAGCTTGTCGTAGAATATCCTGAAGAATATAAGCAGCTTATCTTGGAATCTCGTGATAGTATTGGAAGCCTGTCTTTTGATAGTATTCCGGAGATGAAGTCCAAGTATTCGTCAGTCCAGTTCAATTCTAAGCGTGGGGAGTTTTATCGGTATGGATATAATTTGGGTACTATATTTGCCGGAGAAATCTATGAGGTAGTGGCCGATGCATCACAGAGATATTATGAGGGTGGAAATCTTCCTACAGAAAGTATTGAAATACCGGAATGTATTCCTGTTTATAAATCATTTTTCCTTTATATTGGTGATGAACAATTTCTTAATTCTACTCTTCAGGCTGATGGGGAGTCATCTTCTGATGCAGAGTCAGACAGTTCAACTACAAAGATGTATCTGATGTTGGCCTTTGCTTATTGTGATGGTACCACATCTTATGGAACGGTATCCAATTATATTTCTACAGGAATAGTGGGAGGAGTGGAAATAAGGATTGGTGATTATTCCCTTGTATATAATGGTGATGAAGGTATATTCGAAAAGTTTTATCGGAAATACGATACGCTTCTTCGTAATTCTTTGCATACGGTCAAAGGAAAATTTTTGCTTGGTTTATCCGAAAAGAGTAATATCCCTTCAATTGCAATGCTCGATGTTAAGGGTAACAGGCTTTTGATGGATAAAATGACTTATCAGCTAGGAGGGAAAAAGGATATTACTCAGATTGATTTTCTTACATTGCAGCTTTATGAACCGGTTTCCAATGCCAAATATATGTCTGAACTCTTGCCGGGAAACAATGGATACGCATGGGTGGTGAAAAAAGAAGATAAATCTATTCCTGCAGATGAATATCAGAACTCGCCATACAAGAATGCCAAATATAGTATGGTTTATCCTCCGGCTCCTACTGGTGATAAAATGGGTAAGCGTTTTTTTGAAACAAAAACCGCTGCTCAGATTGGCGGTGTTTATCTGTTAACCACAGCTTGGCTTGAGGTTGTTCAAGTTTGATTCTGTCCTTTCTGTTTCATGGGCATGACATTAAATTCGCTGAAAAGATAAATGTTATGACTATACTTCAACAACCGGAAAATATAAATCTTTCAGGTAATCTTACCGATTTTATAATATCATCGGCAAGCACTGTCACCTTTGTACTTAAGCAAGGTGGAAAAGTATTATTCGAAGCTAGCTATACTCCAAATGAAAACCAGAGGATTGAGATTAATGTTAAAGATGTGATTGAAGCAGATCTGAAGCCAGTCTTTAAGGATGCTTCGGATCCTTATGAACAGTCAGAACTTGCGAAGACTTACGTTGCCGAAATTGCTGGACAGGCATATACCTTCAGTGTTATTAAGGCTGGGGTTGACCGTTTGGCCACATCTGCAGCGAATTTTTTGAAATCCAACTGGCTTACATGGCAGCCACAAGTAAAGAATATCACATACTATTTGCCCGAAAGTCTTACCTTCTACAGTGTCGAAGCCTCAGTCGTTAAGGTGAGGGCTTATTTTCTGCAGCCGGATGGAAGATATACAGAGGAAACGAAACAGCTTCTTTCCATTGTTGCAGGAAAAGCATATACTGTTCCGGTTCAGTATGCAGTTATTACTGGTAAGTTTGGCTCTCGTACACCGGCATTCTATGATGTGTGGTTCGAAACAGTTCATGGTGTACGTCTTAGTTATATTCAGAGGTATGTTGCATCCGGGATGATGAGTGAAGATGAGCAATGGATTGTTTTTGAAAACTCGTTGGGAGGCTTTGATACGTTCCGTGCATACGGTCAGGAATCACTCACTGCCGATCATGATCATCAGTTGGCCGAACTCGACGAAATTACTGAAGAGTATAATGTAGACACAAATCGTAACTTTCAAAAGAATACAGGGTATCTTGCAGATCAGGAACGTAAGTGGTTACTCGATTTTTTCCCTTCCCGGCAGAAATTCCTTTACTCCAGAAATTACTTGAGGAGAATTGTTGTGACAGAAGATGAAACTTCGTACACAGGCAATGAACTGCCATCTTCATATACTTTTACTTATCGTTTTGCTGATGCAAAACCATATCTTAATTTGCAACGAGTAGAAGAGCTTCCTGCAGATTTGTCTATATCTGTTCCTGATTTGGGTTCTTTTACTATACCCCCTCGGTTGGTTGAATTTCCATCTCAGAATCTGACTGAGGGGGTACTTTTCCCGGTGCAGAATCCTTATTCTGAAACTTGGGCTACCACGACCATCGGGGCAATCTTATCTTATGTTTTAAGTCGGATTATTGATTTGAGTGGCGATGGTACAGGTGGTGTTGGGCATACCCATGCCAATTATCAAGTTTTGAAGGCTCTTGAATATATTGATGGATATCTTACTTTCAATGGCCAGAAGATAAATGCCGGCTATGCAGACAAGGCCGGTGGATTCGATGAAAGTCTGATGAAAAAGTTCCTGAGGCGAGATATTCCAGATTCTGCTTTGGAACTGATAACTTTTATGCAAGGCTTACTGATAGGTGAAAATGGCAGCGGAATAACTGTACTTGAGGATGGAACATCACAGGCTGTTGTAGACAGGCTTTATGTAAAGATTAAGGCTGTATTTGATGAGCTTGAAGTAAAACGTCGTACTCATGTAGGTGGTGAGGAAATGCTATCTCCAGCAGGAATGAAGTGTGTTAAGGTGGAAGAACTTACGAATGCTTATAGGTGTTATTTTCAAGCTGAAGTAGACGGAGTAACCATAGAAAATGATTTTTCTGTTGGCCAGTTGGCAATGGCCAAAGAATGTAATATCAAGGAAGGTACATCACATAATGTTTCAAATCGTTATTATTGGCGTCTGGTTACAGGTATTGGTCCGGATTATATTGATTTATCGAAAACAGACTGTGACAGGGATAGTGATATTCCTGCTGAAGGAGATGATATCGTTGCTTTTGGTCATAAAACTGATATAACACGTCAGGCTGCCATTCTTCTGTCTTCAGTCGATGAACGTTCTCCAGCTATTATCTTTTATCAGGGAATTAATTCATATAGTGTTATTGATAAAGATGTCATATCTCTGTATTTTGATAAATCTACAGGGAAGGCCCATCTTAAGGTGTTTGGCGAATTTTATGTTGGAAAGCGTGATGGGTCTTCTTATTTCAAGTTTACGGAGGCTGATGGGGCAGAGATTAAGGGAAAAGTTGTGATTGGTCCGGGATCCTCTGGTTGGGAGAATATGCAGGGATTACCAGATAAGATAAAGGATATTGCTGACGCTTCTGCTGCAGCTCAAGAAACGGCTGATAAGGCTGCTGAAGATGCTGCTGGAGCTAAGCAGGATGCTGAAGATGCAGCCGGGCGTCTTGATGAATGGGCTAGCGATAGTGTTATTTCTCCTACAGAGAAAACAGCTTTGAAACAAGAATTGGTAAATCTCCAGAGTGAATACGATACGAATATTAAGAATGCCGAGAAGTATTCTATTGATTTTTCTGATTATTCTACTGCATGGGCTGCATATAAAACGGAGCTTGAATATCATTCTGCTGAATCCCCGGAAAGTATCCCGATACGTGATTCTTTTAAAGCATCACAGTCATTGTTCTATCAGGAACGTGAAAAATTGCTGGTGAATATAGCTGCTGCAGCAAAAGAATACTCAGATAAACTCTTTGGAAGTATTTCTGTAGGTTCTGAAAATATATTGCTAAATACAGGCTTTACTGGAAATTATAAAAGTTCCGGTCTTACATCTTCTACAAAGCTGACCAATAAAAAGGAAATGTATTCCGAAAAATTGGAAAATTGGGAAGGCTCAGGGACTGTTGTTGATGATAAAAGTTCCAGAAGCAAATATGCATGTCAAATTGGGAGTATAGCTCAAAATGTACAGCTAATATCTGGCGAGCATTATGTCGTTTCATATAAGGCAAAAGGTATATCATTGACGGTTGGATGCGGTAGCTTTTCCGAAACAATCAATTTGTCTTCCGATTACAGAAAGTATATCCATAAGTTTGAATATATCAACGGTAACATCTTTATGATGTCTGGAAATGCTACAGTATGTGAGGTGAAGCTGGAACGTGGAACAGTCCCTACAGATTGGTGTCCGTCTCTTCTCGATCGGAATGATGTGGCAGCAGAGTTTCGTGAGTATTGGCATCTTCAGGATGCTTTGAAAAGTAATACAGAGATATTGGGTGGTTTGACTCTTACTACGATGATTATGCTTGGTCAATGGGTTGATGGTATACTCAAAAAAGTAAATGCTGGAGTTTCTGGAATATACAATGATGATCAGGATGTAGCGTTTTGGGCTGGAGGTACACTTGAAGGTGCCATTAAAACGGTACAACGGTTGTTGGAAGGTGATATTCCTACGGATGAAGAATGGAAAACTTTGGCAAAATTCGTTGCTACACATGGTGGTGATGTTTTTATGAGGGGGTATATCTATGCGCTGGGAGGTGTCTTTAGGGGTACGGTTTATGCCCAAAATGGGACATTCGAGGGTGTTGTTAAAGCAAGAGCTGTTTACTCGGATATTAAAGAGGTATGGGATGTAAATTCAGATATTATTGATCCCGTATTGGATGGATGCTATTTTATTGGAGAGGGTAGCTGGAGTGCATCAACACCGGATATCACCTTGGGCTTGCCGGATCCTGTAACTTGGAAGAGCCTTCGTTTGAATTTTAGAACATCTCGTTTATCCCGCAAAGGAGGGCCTATTATATTGAAAATAGCAAATGGAGGAAGGTTTTCGGTTAATTCGATTTTGCTTCCAAAACTATACTGTGCATGTCATGATGGATGTTATTCTTCTTTTATTTCAGACGGCTCAAAATGGATAGTCGAGACAGCAAATACTTGCTCCTTTTCTGATGATTTGGAATCTTGGTGTGATAAGGATGGACAACCTGTAACGGTTGAAGGAGATCCGACAAGTCCCGATCCTACAGTAGAAGGAAAAACAGAGAATGTTTTTCTTTATGCTGATTCAGATGGTATGCTGAAAACATATGCACAGTTTGTCAAAGGGCTTTATGTAGGGACAACTCAATTAATATAATGAAGTGTTAGTATGGCTAATGTATCAAAAATAGAAGTCAATTCAGATTGGGGCACTGAAGCTCCAAAACTGAATGCCAATTTTAATGCTGTAAATCTGGAATTGGCAAATTTGAAAAATACGAGGAGTATAAAAATTCCTTTGTTCAGTAGCACTGCTGAAGCATCGAAAAATCTTCCTTCTCCGTATGTAGGACAATTAATTCTTATCGGGACATCTTTACCGGCACCGATATATAAATGGAATGGAAATGCGTGGAGTAACACTGGTCAGACTGGTGGTTCAGCAGAAGTTCCTCTTACAAACTATTATAATAAGTCGGAAATAGACTCTAGATTTCAGATAGTAAAATCAACTACGGAGGTTACGATATGAGAAAATTTAGAATAGGTACTGATATTGAAATTCGTTGGCCTATATTGACCAATGGGGAGGAGGTTACTTTGGAAGAACGTGATTTAAAACTTATACTTACCACTCCCTTGATGCAAAAAATACCAATGGAATTTTCTGTTGAAGGTAATGCCGTTTTGTTTGTGTATTCTGGTATTGAACAGAAAATTGTAGGTGTATATAGCCTGACTCTATGGGAAAATTACGGTAAGCAGCATCAGACGGTGGTTGATAAATGTTCAGCTTTTGAGCTGGTACCATGGTCCTGTATGACTGATGGCGCTGATGATAGTCTTATTGCTCGTCCGGTTTTACAGCTCGATGCAAGCGATATTCATGTTGGCTTGCCGGGATACTCTGCTTTTGAAATAGCTGTAAGAAACGGTTTTGAGGGTACAGAATCCGAATGGTTGGCCAGTTTAGTTGGTCCTAAGGGGGATGCCTTTACTTTTGATGATTTTACTGCAGAGCAAATCAAAGAGCTTCAACGTCCGGCTACTGATATGATTGAGCAACTTAATCAAACAGATAGTCAGGTAAAGCAAGCTGAACAGCAAAGGATGTGTTCTGAGCAACAGCGGAAGCAGAATGAAACGCAGCGAGAATTGAAATATTTAGAGTTGTCTAAGTCGCTTAATGATGCTATCAGTAATGCGAACGCTGCATCTCAGAATGCGACTGAAGCTGCTGCAAATATACCAGTGATACTAGAAACTATTAAAGAAACAACAGACATAAATATTTAAGATTATGGCAACAAATATTGTACAGATGACAGATGGTACAGGCAACAAGCAGTATCCTGTTACCAGCGCAGAAGCAGTCGGTATGCCTGACGGATCCGGCAACTTAACAAACTATCTTGATAAGAGAGTCACAGAATATAATGTGTCTGTTTTACACCCGACATCAGGTTCTGGAGGTAGTAATAAATATACGTTGGAGACAGCTATTGCGCAGGTGCCGTCTAAGTATCGGAGTGTCGGTTTAAAATGTGCGTTTATTAATACGAGTGGGAGTAATGAGACCTGGGAATACAAAGCAGGGAGTTGGAACGTGAGCGGCTTTGTACAGGTAGGGAGTGCAAAACTAACCGAGTTAAACGAAAATAAAATCTTCGGGTTCAATAATAATCCAATTATATCAGAACTAGATGATACAAATTCATTAATTGCTTCAGAGCATAAAATAGTCTCGAATTACATAAAATATAAAGGAGGATTTTTATCTTTTATTTACGTCAAATCAAAGGTAAAAGGTACTACAGAAATTTATACTTTTAATGAATTAGAAGGCGTAATTCAAAATTTAACTTCTATTGGAACATTCAATATTAATGAAGGTGGAAATATTCTTATTCTTGAAAAACCCATAGAAATAAAGGCAAATTCTTTAGTTGGTATAAAAAATTTGAATGGTGGAATATATGGAACATCTACTTCATCGTCTTTTAGTAAGAATATTGATTTTATAAGTTTTGACGAAAGTGGTCAAAATGTTAGAAAAATTTCTAATTATGCAATAGTTTTTTCCGCTTATGTGCTTGATATTGATACAGCATCTTGTTTTTCTTATTTAAACAATTTACCAAATCAATTATCAAAAGATATTTTATCTATAAAAGGTTATACTAATATATCTGAATATGAAAATATTCAATTTAGTAATAATACATCTGATTATTATCTTCGAGGCTTTAATAAAGTTCCATCACTTATTAACGGATATATATATGGATTTAGAGTTGGTTTAATTCTGAATAAACCCGATGATAAGCCAATAATTATACCTTATACTTGCGACTATGATGGAAGTATGGTATCCAATTATGAAGAATTTGAAAAAATTGAGCAAAAATATATTGATGATAAGTCTTTTTACATATTAGACAATCCTATACCGATTAAAAAAGGTCAATATTTTGGGTTGAAAATCTCTAATGCAAAAAATATAAAATGGGCTAATAATTCTTTAATAAATACAGGATTTATTATACCTAATTCAGATGGGAATGGGGCTCCGACTAATGTATTATCGAATGGTGTATTCCAAGAAGATTATATTGCTTTTGAGAGTGTAATACCATCATATAGACAGCTTTTACAATTATGCTCTGATGTAAAAAATATTAATAATGTTACAGAAACTATCCTTTCTGAACAAAATACTGTGAAAGGAAACATAGACGATATAAAATATTATATATCTGAAGGAGAAAGAGGTGAAGAAGAGTTTAAGCATTATGATATATCTCAATATCCTTTGATTAACACCATTAAAAATGATAGATTTTACGGTGGTAAATTGACAGAATATAATTGTATGTTGTCTAAAATAGAATACCAATCAGATAATGAGGGAACTTTAGACATTGTTGTTGTTTCTGTTAATTATGAAAGTATGAAATTTGAAGTATTGCACAGGTATGAAAGTAAGAAGTTTATAGTTGGCAGTAATACTTTTGATTTTTCAGAAGATAATTTTATTATACCAAGAGGTTCTATTATAGCATTTAGAAATAGTAACACTTATTACTTTACTATAAACCCATCAGATATGCCTTATGGATTTAGATTTGATGGTAATCTGTTAAATGTAAATTCCGGAGACTTTATTAACGAAAGGTTAGCTTTAAAATATCAAATTTATTTTAATACTATTGTTTTGAAGCCTATTAAGTCTTCAGAATTGAAATATGATATAGAAGAATTAAAGAAAACCTCAGATAATTTTAATTATGTACCTATCTATTCAAAAGTTTTCACAGATAAAGAAGGATGGAATAATATAGGTGTAGATGAAACTTACACTGAATGGAAAAGTGACGGTTCCTCTATATATCCAACAAGTAAGGGCGGATATCATGTAGATAGTTCCTCTGAAAGGTCAATGAAAGCTGGTATAGGGCTATGGAATATTTATTCCGCAGACAAAAAATTTAGTACATTTGATGTAACTCTTTATAGTGATACTGTATTGAATATTCATTTTTTCAGGGATGTAAATACAGGTAATAGACCAAATGAAAGCACTTACAGAATAAATTGTAAAGGAAATCAATTACAAGCATTAAAATTAGATGGTAGAACGGTTACTGAAGAAGTATTATACTCAAGTGAAATAAGTAAGCAAATAACAGATGGGAAAAAATATAGAGTTGTAACTAGAAAAGATAATGTGACATTCTCAATAGAGTTATGGGATTTGACGACTGGAGAAGAAATATCTAAATTATTATTTAAAGGATGGAATTGTGGAACTCAGCAGTGGTGTTACGGGTTTAGTTGGAAAGATGGTATCAATCCTCCGAAGATACACAATTTTGCAGTTTATGAACCGAAAGAACCATTTTGCATTTATTCAGGTGATAGTATTACAGAAGGTTCAGGTATGACAAATGATATGGAAAATAGATATGCAGAATTAGCTAGAAAATCTTCTAAAAATTCTGTTATTTGCGCTGCTGGAAGTGCTTTAATAGATGATGTTTTATCCATGTTTAACAGTGAGTTTAATAAAACAAAACCTAAGAATTTATGTGTAACCATAGGAACTAACAATGCTGGTTCAGAAGAATCATTGTTGTCTAAATATCAAGAAATAAAACAAAAAGCTGATGAAATAGGAACAAATCTTATTCTTAATCATATACCGATTATGGTAAGTAATCCAACAGGTTGCGTAAGAAGAAACAATGAAATATCTCAAATTGGCGTTGATAGTTGCCGTTTTGATTTAGCTACTTCTATAAACAATGACCCATCACAAGGAGGAAACTCTTCTTTATATACTGATGGTACTCATCCAAATTATGGTGGTAGTATAGCAATGTCTAATAGAATGAAATTAGATGTACCATATTTATTTAGTCATTAATATTGTAGAATAACTAGGTCAGTTTTCTTGTAAAAAATCGGACATCTTTTCCCGAGATTTTTTGAATTGTATATCGTATAATTATGAAAAAGATTGTATATAATAGCTGGGTAGCCAGGCATATCGTGCTATCAGGATATAGCATGATAACCATTACGGCGTGGGTGCTTACAAAGTATAAAAATGATAAGGATATGCCGCAGCATGTACGTAACCATGAATCCATTAACATCCGGCAGTGGTCCGAATGTATGATAGTTAGCGGTATAATCATTCAGGCTTTGGTTCTATTTGCAAATATATCATCATGGTGGTTCCTATTATCTGTTGGTATGTTTTATGTACTCTATGTGCTGGAGTGGTTACTTAAACTCTTATTCTATGGTAAAGAAGCGTATCAAAATATATCTTTCGAGCATGAAGCATACGACAACCAATATAATAGAGATTATCTTGCCAATTGTAATTATTTTAGATGGATGAATTATTTTTTTCAGAAAAGCGTGAAAAATAATCTTTTATAATCAATTTATAGTATCTCACCAAACAAATACACTAAAAGAACAGAATGTCTAAATTAAAATGAAGAAGGAGGGACTGGCACCCTCCTTTAATCTTTTTTACAAGAAGTTTGTTAACCAATCGTAGATTAGCTACCAGTTTTCTTTGATTTCCTGAACAAAACAGTATTTTGCCACAGGTTTTATAATCTTCCAAACCGCCTTAGTGATTTTAGCCTACCATATAGCCCGACGGTAACGATTCAGCTATAGGAGGCTTCTTTTGATAACTTTCATAACAAAATAGTTTTAAGATATTAAAGGGCCCACCTTAAAGTCCCTAGCCCCTAAGGACTGTATAAGGAAAGTATCGCAAATATACATATATAAATTGGGTATTACTTTATGTAAATACATTATTTTTTATAGATTTTCGTGGAAAATTCTGACCCATGTACGTTTTATAGCAAAATAAAATTTTAAAGACATGGAAACAGAAGATTTAAGACCAATCATTGAAAAAAACAGGAAATGAAACTATGCGTAGATATTGCAGTTAATTGTGTTAATGCTTTTTGGGAAGCATATCAGGAGCATGGTAGTGCTAAATATGCATTCACGGAACCGGAAGTCCACAGATTATTGCTGTGGTTAATATTCCGGACTACTTTTTTGCATAGATGCAATGTGGTAAAGTATGCACATACCACACTTGATGTGCTATTGCAGGATTTATTAGTATATGATGTGTATAAAGAGGCTTCAATGGGATTTTTAGAACAAAATAGTGAAAGTAGATCCTTTCAATGAATTAGCGTCTGAAGTTTACATAGAAAATTACTATCTTTGTATTAGTAGTAGTTTTGTTTTCACAGGTATGTGAGGCATTTATATCCCTTACCCAGTATTTAGGTAAGGGATTGTTTTTTTGTAGGATGGTAGGACAGTAGGAAATAAGAATTAAAGGCTGAAGCTATTAAAAATCTTCATTCCTTCCTGCTTACTCTCTTCCAAGACATGGGCATATATGAGGGTCTCTCTGTAATCGCTGTGTCCCATAATTTCTTTTAAGGTTGTCAGATCCTTTGTTTTTTGAAGGAATATGGTGGCAAACGTATGTCTACCAGCCTTGCAGGATAAAGGTTTGTTTATTCCTGTAGCTTTGGCTATTTCTTTCAAATATTCATTGATCTTTTGGTCTGCAATCATGTTTTCAAATAGCTTTCCTTCTTTTCTGTCGCCTTTTAAGATGGAAATTAAGGCTTTGAGCGGTTCTGAAAGTGGTACGGTTATTGGTTCCGGTTTGGAGTTTCTATTCTTGATTCTGAAGTAAGTAAATGTTCTTTTACCTATTTGCTGTATTTGTAGTGTTTTGGCATCAGTGATATGTAAAGACGAAAAACATAGAAATAGGAAGAACTCAAGCACTTTGTGCTTGTTATAAGGAAGAGTGTTGGATTTATACAGCAGAACGAATTTATTAAGCTCGTCTTCTGTTAGAAAAGTAAATCCTGATGATGTTCTGCTTTTAACTTTGATATTCTCAAAAGGGTTGTGTAGCATATAACCTTCCTTGATAGCGGCCCTGCAATATTTCTTGATACAGGCTAAGTTCTTGTTTATGGTACTATCTTTGTTCTTAAGGTTTTTCTTGAGGTATATTTTGTATTGATTAATCCAGTCTTCTGTAAGTTCATCGATAGTAAGGTTAGGAGAGTGTCTTCTCATTTTGCTGATGACATCTTTATGCACATCTAGTGTTGTATCTTCTATTTCTCCATTATGACGCTTAACATAGTCTTCAAAGTATTCATAAAAGGTTTGAAAATCAGCTGGACGCGAATATTCCTTCATGAAGGTCTCTTTTGACAATGTCTTTTTTGCCAGACGATATCGAACCATGATATCATTTACTCTAGCTCTGACTTTTTCTATACAAAGATTCAGGTCCTTGTGATTCTTCTCTGTCTGCAGGACTTTCCCTTTTTCTTTATCCCATGATTTAACTGGGACTGATAAATTACATGAAAGAGCGATTTTCTTTCGTTCGAGGTAGAAGGATACGTAAATAGGTGCACATCCTTCCTTGTTTACATACGATGTGTTCTGATAAGATGTGATTACAGCCATAATTTCGTCTAATTTTTACTACATTTGTACTACACCCACCCGAAATTGTAGGATTCAAAGGCTGTAATCCATATTTCGTGCGTGGGTGATTATTTCGCAAAGGACTGTCTTAAATGCCGAAAAGCAGCTTCATAAGTTTTCACTTATAAAGCTGCTTTTCAATCTTTTAGGCCACTTTTTAAAGTTTCCTTTGTACACCCTCAGGGATTCGAACCCTGGACCCACTGATTAAGAGTCAGTTGC